TAAACCACCTAGAGAATATAAATCTGGACCATTTTGGGTATAATAAGTAATTTCTGTACCATAATTTACAATTTTTGAACTTAAATTAGAATTAAATGCCGTATTAGGATCTTTATCTGCTATTATAAAAGCATTAGTATTCGCTACAGTATCTGACCCAGAAACTAATATTTGGTTAGTGTCTTCTTTAAAGTAATATTGTATTTTATCTGGGGCTGCCATATTTTAATTTTGATATATAGTACTGTTATAAATAATATAATAAAGAGTTTTTAATATTCCTAATTTTTATGGAATTGCTCCTCCACCACCACCTTGGCTACCTCCTTCAAATAGTGTTTGTTTTATTACCCTATACCCCAAATTCTGACCAGTAAGATTATTTATAATCCATAAATAACCAATTCTTTCGTTTGGTTGTTCTGAAGGTACGGGGACAGGGATTCCACCTTGGGCATCTACATAAAATGAGACAGTAGCTGTTCCTGATCCATCTAATTCACCATCAGAACCAAAAGTTTCATTAAAAGTACCCCAATATTGAATTTCTCCAGAATTAGGCCCATTAGGTGTATTATTAAATATTAAAGTCCAGGGTAAACTTGGATTAGTAGTTGTTAAATTAATATTTAATTTTGGCCCACTTGGAGAATTATTTCCACCATAAGCGTTAAATACATAACCACCTTCTACATTAACATTTATTGGAGTTATAGTATCATTTAATATATCATCTACAGGTGGGATATTATTATTAAATGAGATATTTGTGGCTTCTTCGGGAACTTTTGGAACTGCAATTTCAAATGAGGGTCCTATAGGTACTGAAGAGGCTGTTATTGACCCCGTATAAAATTGTAAATCAGTTTGACCATTACCCCCTAATATACTTGAGGCACTTAAAGCCATTAAAGTAAAAGATCGGGCATTCATAAACCAAGGATATGTACTTTTTTTATAAGGAACTTCATTATCATTATCTAATTCATATGAACCTGTGTTAAAATTTCCTAAAGTATCACTACTAAATCCATCCGCACTTCCTATTCTAAAAATTTCACCATCATCATCAGTTTCATAGTAAGTTGATTCTCCCCACCCTCTAAAAAATGATTCTGTAGGGTATGTTGGTATTGGTGGAAAATAACCTTGGGGTGAAGATTCTGTAATTCCTGTTGCTCTTATTACATTAGGATCCTCTCCTGATGATGTAGCATAATAGCTAAAATACCCACTCGCACTAAATGTTAAGTCATAAAAACCAACATCAAATGAATTAACAGCATCTGAAGATGGAGGTTGGTTAATAATTAATAATACAGCATTTGATGTATTAGGATCATTATCATCTTGTGGTGAAGTATTTGCTATAAAATATGTTTGATAACCCTCAATTAAAATATTTCTAAAATTACTAGCACCTGTTAAATTAAAATCTACATAATTACTATCTGTAATGAAAGGGTTTATTGCTTCCCCATATACATCAAAATCAGACATTTTTATATATTTAACCTTATTAGTACATCCTTCTGCTATATCTGCTTGGATTAATTTTATTATTAAATCCTGGTTAGCATTAGTGACTCCATTTGCTTGTAAAGTAGCTAATGGAATTGTTATTGTTTCATTAACATTCCAGTTTATGCTTTCATTAATTCCAAAATTAGGAGAAGTTGGATCATTATTAGCTACAGCTTGTGCGTATACAATTTTATTCCCAGGAACAAAGGGATTTGAATAAATTCGTATATAAGCACCTGTTCCTGTTCCTGCCCCATCAGCTGAAAGATTCTGTAAAATAAAATCTACTTGGGGTCCTGGGGAAGAAGGAGTTGCAATATTTTGATCAATATTAAGGGTTTGATAAGTAGTTGTTAACTTACCTTCTATATTTACTGTGTCAGACCAAAACCAAACATTACCATATTGAGGTAAATTTAATGGTGATAAGAATTCATCATCTGTAAAATTATGATGATTAAGCCATTGTATTCTAAAGAAGTAATCCGGGATATTATCTTGTCCAAAAAATGCTTTACATATTTCATTTATACCAACATCAATAGGATGTCCAAATTCACCATTATAAAATTCTCTTTGGTCAAATCTTTTATAATCAACCGCTGTTAAACCATTTGATGCATTAGGGTATAATTCATTAGGCATTGCAATACCTAAACCAGGAACTATTGATTCACTCCAAGCTTGTGTAAATCCTGGATATTGTCTGAAAAATGCTGATTCTGAGATTTCGGTTTCTGTTAACCCACTATATGGGCCTCCTGGTATTGTGAAACATATCTCTACTTCATTTCCTTCCCCAAAAGTAGGGTAATCAGAAAGATCTATGTCTAAGTTATTTTCTTCTACTGTTAAATAAAATTGATATTGACTAGTATAATCGCCATAAGGAGCATTACCATATTCTGAATCTCCAAAATCATACCCACCATAAAATATACCTCTATCAATCCTCCAAATTACATAATTAGAGGGAGAATCTAAACTAGACATTTTAATAAAACTACCTACACCACCACCTGATCCAGAAGCTAATGCTAGTAAATTAGAATGATTTTGTAAATTTGCATCTTTAATATTAATACTCATTGTATTATTGAGGTTAGATGCATCACTATTTTGTAAAAGAACTTGACCTGTATTACTATTAGGTTGTAATATATCAGTTGCTAATGTGTTTATGTAAGGTTCTACACAAGCATTAATTATAGATTCAGAGATTGGAGCAGCATATATATTATTAAAAGGTTCAAATACACCCCCTGTACCACCACTAAATACTTCAATAGAAGAACCACTAACAGTTGCATATTGTGGGGCTGAACTTGAAGGTAAACCTGGTACTCTTTTATTAGAGTTAGGTACTTGATAGTTTCTAGCAAACGATTTTACACTACCTGAGTATTCAGGGGTAGTGTATGACATTGCAGGTGGTGCTTGTTTATTTCTCTCTAAAAGGTTTTGTTTAATTACAACACCTGATGATAAACTGGTTCTAGCAGGTGTAAAATCTTTAATCATTTTAAATAATGAATTATCAAAGAATTTAATTAACCTAACAAAATCGTTTACATCATAACTGTTTATATATTTTGTAAAGTATTCATCCCTTAATCTATCTAATTGAGGGTATGAATCTATAGACCCAGATAATGGAGATGATTGGAAATTTTGTCTTGGATCTCCAATATATTCTCCTAAATTAAAAGCACCAATTTGTGCTATAATATCATCATTAACCTGATCTGTAGGTGAAAATGCTACTTCTAAATAATTTATACTAGGGTCACTACCACTAGGGTATATTTGTTGTTGAATTGATCTATAAGGAGATAATGTTGAACCTGTTGGTAGTACTTCTTGATCAATTTTAATATTATCTGATATTCTGTTTTTTATACCTCCTGGTACTTGGTTTAAGAATATTTCTTCTTTGTTTTCTATAAAACTAGCGTTTGATACAAGTGTGAATCCACTACCCCCATCAAAAAAAGATTCTGTGACTGCCCAAGATCCTGCTATTTTAGGGTGGATTGAATATCTACTAGAAGTTATTAACTGTGTACCTAAATCAGCTCTAAATATTAAATTATCGGGGGCAGAATTTAGTGTATTACCTTGTGTAGAATAAGGATTCATTACATAGTCAAAGAATAAACTTTCGCTTAATGGTTCTTTCCAATACCTAATTTCTTGCAATGCCCCTTGAAGTGGTGGGTATACATTATTATCATAATTTGTATTTACAAAAGAAGAAGAAGGTAAATTAGAATCTTCAACAGTTTGCCAATATTGCCAATTTGCATCTGCTGAATCTGATTTGTAAAATCCTATTTTATTATCTATTTTATTAGCTGAGTATAAATAAGCTTTAGTTTCATTTGAATTATAAGGGTCAAATGCTACTGTTGCTTGAACAGACCACCAACCACCATCAAAAAATGGTAAATCTATACTAGCTGTGTTATCACCTGATAGTGCCCCATCTGGATAGAATGTTAAAGTACCAAATGCATTACTTTGAGAAGGGACTGCTCCATCATATGTGCCTGTAGTATCTCCTGATCCTGTATATTCTAATAGTATATAAGATTTATTTATATCTCCTACCCACACATTATAATAAGTCGGTGATGAAGAAGGTATACCATTTGTTTTAAATCTAAATTGTATTGATTTAGGTGCAGTTACATCAGGTGATGATTCATTCCATTTAGGATTTGATTGAAATGGGGAGTTAAATTGTGATCCTGGGGTAAGATCTAAAGCATAATTAAATACATCTTCACTATAATCCCAATCTTTATAGTTATCTCTATCTTTACCTCCAAATTCATTTATCCTTAAAATAGTTGAAGGTACTCCATAAGAAGTAATTAATGCTCTTATACCAGCTATTGTACCTTTAGTTTTAAGTAAATATGGTAAATTATGGTAAATTCGTTTATATAATCGCTTGTTAATATTATCTAATGGGATTATATCATTTGAGGCTGAAATTTCAGTATCCACGTATTCATACCCAGAAGGTGTATTAACTATACCACCAATTGACCCCGTCATATATGGGAAAGGAAATGTACTTCCCGAAGGAGTAATCCCTAAAAATGCTGTATATAAATCATCAGCATTAAAGTTATTTGAATATAATTTAATACCAAAATCTCTAATAGCATCTGCTACTAAATCCTTAGAAATACCAAAGTCTAAACGGTTATCTGCGTCAAATCTAGTGGTTAAATTCTTAGTATATAACCATGTGTTATCATACTGTTGAGCTACCATATCAACAAATAATTCATATTTTGCATTTTCAGGATCTTCTTTAAGATATTCTGGGATTGCATTGTATAGGTAATTAGGATTTTCAGCATCATATTCAGATGCAAGTACTGCTTGACCCCCGTAATAAGGGCTTGAATCATCTGTGCTACCCACCCAAGTTAAAGCTTCAGTACTACCTGTAGGGAATAAAATATAAGGGGGTTCTGTATTTTGTTTTGGATATGATTTTTCTGAACCACTATTAAAATACATAAAATATTCCCAACCATCTAAGTTAGAAATTATTCTTTCAATGTTATTACTAATTTCTGATTTACTAGCACTATAGGTACCACTATTTAAGGGTAAATTATCTATAGCATTACTTGAAGATTGAATTAACCCTACTTTATAATAAAAATTTTCTAATCTAGTATAAGCAGATGAAAAATGTATAAAATTATTATAATCTGTATAATCAACATTAATATTAATTTCTTTTTTATTTAGTATATTTTGAAGTTGATTAGCTGAACTGGTTAGGTTTGAATTTAATAAAGTATTATAATTAAAAGCTTGACTAGATTCTCCTGTTTCTTGAGTAGCTATTATACTATAATTAGGTCCTTTTAAAAATTGAACATCATTTGGGTTAAAATTAAAAGGTGGAAATGTAACACTATATGCTTCAGGGGATGAAATTTCTTCTACTACCCATAATGTTGATTTTAAATCAAATTGGGGAGGTAAAGGTTCATATAATTTAACTAATAGAGAAGGATCAACAGAAGTTGTAGTATCTAATTTTAAGTTATTAGCAATAACTTGTTGATCGTTTCCAAAATTAAGTAAAAAATCTACAAAATAATCTTGAAGTTCACGGAATTCTATAAATTCCGTACTTGAAGAAATTATTAAATCATTAGGTATAACATTACTATTTAATCTTACTTCAGTTCTATCTGAACTTATTTCACTAATGTAATAGTTAGTACCTATATCTGATGATAGAAGTTTTCTATAAAAATTATAAGTTGAAAAGAAAGTACCTTCATCATATCCTAAATTTTCTAAATCTTCTGCAGGATAAAGTATAGTGTCTCCATTTTTTACAGAATAACTAGTAACTGCTACTGCTTTTATATCCCCAAGTTGTGGGTATATTAAAGTTTGACTCTCATCATAAGCATAATATTCTATATAATCTGTTGAAGAAGTAAATGCCGTATCCAGTCTAGAAGAAGATATTAAAAAATTATCTTGTTCAGTATACTGTTGGAATTCAAAATTGGTTGGGTTAACCTGATTTATTATGATTTTATTTTCTTCCATATTTTAATATCCTCCACCACTAGTTCCTGTTCCACTAACATTACTAGCATTGCTGTTACTTGTTGTTGGGTCTGCTGGTATTGCAGATGTTATTATATTATATTGTTCTCTACCTGCTAATTCTTCATTTACTCCATCATTAACATCTAAATTTATTTTTTCTCCTGTTAATGCCTCTGCTTTTTCTATTTCTGCTTGTAATAAATCTTTTCTTAACTGTGTGATTTCAGCTCTTAATGCTACTATTATTTCATTCTCTTGATCAAAATTTATGTATTCACCACTAGTTTTAACTAAATATTCATGTGAATTAGAATCTCCATATGATGGAATATCATAGAATAATTCATTATAATATTCAAAAAACTGTTGGACAGTAGTTGTTGCTTCTATTTGTTCATTTACAGAAATAACCCCTAATTGTTGAAATTGGGTATCTATAATTTTAGGATACTCGGTTTTAGAATATACCCTTTTAATTAAATCTATTTTTTCTGTATTTTTATTCATGATGTTTTTTAACCATTAACTACTTTAAAATAATAGTTTTCATCCATTACTATAGTTTGTCCATCTACCTCAGTTTGTATTAATATATTATAATATCTTTCAGGTTCCAACCCATTCATATAAACTGTAAAATAACTCGAGGTTGCATCACAACTTATTTGTGTAAATTCTTTATCAAAATCTACCACATATTCATTTGTATCTAGATCTTTTATAGCATAATAAGAAGCTGTTGGTAAAGCATAATTTACTGTATAATTAGATTCTGTAGTAAAAGTTCTTGGGGGGAATAATGGTCTAGCATTAATTCTAAAATCATTTATACTTTCACTATAATATACACCTTGGTTACTATCTAAAGCAATAGCTAAATCAGGTGTTTCTAATACAGGTAATTGTTTAATATCAAATGTTGATACTGTTACTACTGCATTTGTTGTAGCTCCTGAGACTGCGTCTAGATTATTTAATTGGGTTGCTGTCCAAGTTATTACATCTCCTTCTTTATATCCTAGTCCTAAATCTTTTACAAAAATATTTAACATTGAGTCACCATTAAAAGTAGCTCCGAATGTAGCACCTCCCCCATCTCCAGTATACGAATCAGGTGCAGGTAATGATTGAGTATAAGAACATGATATTGAGCTTGTAAGTTCATTTGTTGGGTATGATCCAGTTAATGTCCTTCCATATTTAAAATCACCACTACTAGTTGAATATGTAAAATCCCTCCATTTAATTTCTAATTGTGGTGGGTATATTGTATTTGTATCTACAGAATAAAAACTTAATTGAGGTGTTACTGCACTTTGATCTATAAATTCTTGATCATTCTCCCATTTAAGTAAAAACCCTTCATTTGATATTTCTATTAAACCCCCATTTATATTTTTAGAAGATGAATACCACACTTTTAGTGTATCTGTAACATTAACATTTAAATCTTTAGTACTCCTTAAATTAAAATTTTGAGTTTGAACCAATGAATCTATATTTTCATACCCTCCTGAACCTGTATACCAGTTACCACCCCCAGCATTATTACTTCCAGAGTATGAGCCAGTTACTAAGGGGTTGAAACCTCCTTGTAACCAAGGCCTTGAACCTGAGTATGCTTGGTATACCCAACTTACACCTGTTCCATTTATTTGGTTATCTAAGTATTGACCTGATCCGTTATTCCAAGAACCAGATACAGGGTATATTTCTAAATTTGAATTAAGTACTATGTTTGTTGCTTTTGCAACATATGCTTTTAAACTACCTGACCATAAACCCCATGATCCAGTTATCTTAGCTACATTGTCAATAACATCTTCAATCTCAGACTGGTCAAATTTAATAATTGACCTAGCAACTTGAGGTGATGGAGATGTTGATGGTAATGTGTTAAATACATCTAATATAGGATCTAACCCAGTATTCATTGCTGGGTAAGCACTGTATATTGAGGCATCTTGTGAAGGGAATAATTTATATACTGCCATAATTATAAGTTTACTACTTTTCCTTTAATATCTGTATTTGGGTATTTTAATTCAAAAATACTTGGATCTAAAGAAGGAAATATTGTTCCATTTTGGTTAGCCCCGCTCATATCATAAGCCCATTTTGAATATCCTAATGATACTCCAGCTATATTATAAGCTATAATTGATTTAACTGTTTGTACTCCTTCTAATGCATCTAACCTTACATATAAATCCGGAATTATTATAGGTTGATTTATTTGCCATTTGTCTATATTAAAATAGTTTTGAAGAGATAATATACATCTTTCAAGTACTTCATTATTATTAAAATTAGGATAAGTTACAATTTGGAAATCTATTCCAAAATTAATAACAAAAGCATCTTTAATACTAATTGTATCCCCAATCATTTTATATTCATTAATATAAGTTCTAAGATTTTGTTTTAATGTATTTGAGGCAGTTGTTAAAAAATTTTGATTATCCTGTGTTAGTACATATAAATCTAATGTAGTATTAGCAGCTTCAGCATTTGGTTTTTGTGTCCAAGCTTTTGCTATTCTACCATATCTAGAAGGCATACTTAAAGATCTTACTAAATAATCATCAGCAGTTACATTTCTTAATTGTGTAGAAAATTGTGATATACTATTTTGTCTAATTTCTTCTATTGTATCCCCATCTTGCCCACCTGAGGCAGCTGATGGGTTGTTTGATGCTACTGAATCAAATACATACTGGGCTAATGTGGGATCTAATCCCCCTTTAATAAATTTTATAGTTGAGGTATTAAGATTTGTAATTGTATTAGATAATACATTAGAACTTACTCCACCCCCAGTATAATATCTTACTGTTAAAGTTGTATTTGAAGGTGCTATACCATAAGTATTTGTAAATATAAAATTAGTTGGGCTAAATGCTGTTGTTAATTTATTTTGTTCAAAAGGTAAACCTAAACCTACATTCATAGAATTAGGTATGATTTCTTCTGTTGTAGAATCAGGGTTACCAACACCAAATTGTAATTGTAATGTTGTATTATTTAAAAATCTAGTTGCAAATCTAGTTTCAACTGATTTTGTTTGTAATAAATAGGGAACATCTCCATCTAAATATGTATTAGGATCATTAGTATTTATATTTTTAATACCGTCAAATACTAAATCCTGCCCTAAATAATCTACTTCATACCATTTATTTCCATCAGAATCAATTATATCTACTATACCTGCTATATTAGGTTGATTAATTTCTAATGTAAGGAATTCTTGTGGTGCTCCTACTGAAAATGATGTAGTATTGATTCTCCCTGAGAAGGCTTTTCTGGTTTTCTTTAATAAATAAAATAATGGATTATTTCCAGATAGTTGTGAAATTGAAACTATAGTTGGATCTAAAGAACTAGATACAGAAAAATCAATTGGATTGTCTAAAGTAAAAGTTACCGTAGTTGCTGATGTAGTTTGCATTGATGTATTTGAATCTACATATAAAGCATAATCATAATCAGGAATATATTCATTATTAACTAGTTTAGCTGGAACTTGTTGGTATATATCTACAATAACAGTTGCCAAACCTGTAACTTTAGGTTTGTAACCATACATATAAGCCATATCAAATATATTACTTTGTTGTCTGGAATATTGGAGAAAATTTTCTTGAATTTGATTATCTAAATAAAAAGATAATACATCCCCAACATATGCTGCTTGTTCTATAAACATCATCCCAGGAGAAGTGTTTGAAAAATCAGTATAAGTAATAGGGAAATAAGTTTCAGAGAAATTTATTAACTGATTTCTTAATTCTGTGAAGTCTCTATTTATATATTTTATATCTTTTCTTACAGCCATTAGTTAAAATTTAAATTTAAAGTATCTTCAATAGCAGTATTTACAACATTATAGTATATTTGCACTGTTATTTCATTATTATCAGGATTAGATAAAACATTTAATTCTTGGATATTTACTAATGGAAATTCTATTTTAACCTTTCTTTCTATATCTTCTCTTAAAAAGTCTAAATTATCAGTACTTATTTGTGCAAAAACATATTGTCGTAAACCACCACCAAATGTTGGGTTACCTGGTCTTTCTCCAGGGTTGGTTAAAAAATAATTAATTAGGTTATTTTTTATTGCTTGAGCAGTTTGGTAATTAGGAGTGAATACACCACCTTCATTGAATGGGATATTTACCCCTATACCAACTCTTGGTCTTAAATCATTAACAAATTGATTTGGTGCTCTAAATGCCATATTATACTTTACCTTTCATTAACCCCATTATTTGATCCATTGATACATTTCCTTGTGGTAATTGACCATTAGGTGAAGTTGTATCTACACTTCCTACTTGTAAAGGCATACTGTTTGTATTCGCTTGTATTGTACCATCTGTTCCAGGCATCATCCCACTTAAAACATTTTGTATGTTTTCTCTCATAGCCATTCTATTATCAGTTGACATCGGAGATGGAGTTGCTACATCTGTTGTAGGGGTACCTACTTTATGTTCATAAACTGTTTGTTTAGGTGAACGTACAGCCTCCATAAGAATATCTTTCATTTCTTCTTGGATTGCTTCTTTTACGGCTTCCTTTACGATTGTTTTTAATTGACTTAGTTTCATTAGTATGTTACTTTATTATAAATATTAAATTAAATTGCTTTTAAATCATTTTGTACTATATAGAATGCTAACTCATCCAATAATATTTGATCCTCAGCACTAAATGAAGGTTCCCCTTCTACTATTGTGATTCCTTGAGAATTTTTTGCTATTGCCCTTCTTCTATATTGATCACCTACCTTAAATTTTTCTTCTTTTATAACTGATAATTTAAATCCATTTACATTAGCTAATATAGTATTACCTTGTTGTTCAGAATTTTCTTGTATTGCTAAAAGTTCAGCATTTATTTCTTCCATAGGTATATCTTCTGCACATCCTTCTATTAATTCATCCACTTTTCTTAAATATGCTAGTATTAATATTAAAGATATTACTAAAAATACTAAAGACATAATTATAGCTTTTTTTAATTCTTTAGATATATTTGTAAAAGAATCTAACAACTGTTGTACTTTTTCTAATCTACTAATTATAGAAAAAGGTACACCTGTACCCGGGGGAACAGATACTGGGAATGGTAAGGAGCTAATAGATAGTTTAACATTTTGTAACTGTAATGATAAATAAAATAATACCCCAGCAATTACAGTATTAGCTGCAATTACCTTCCACATTTGATTTATTTGTTTAACTATAGAATTTCTCTTTTTTATTAATTCTTTTAATAATTCATTATCAGGACATACTGCTTCTTCTTGATTGTCTTTTTCTAAAGTTGTAATACCAAATATTACCATTAATTGTATGGCTAGAGGGAGTAATTTATTTTGTGCTGTTGCTGTGAATTTTAGAATTTGTGATTTAATTGTTAATAAAGCCAATTCAGCTATATCTAAAAGAATTTTATTTGCTTTTATTCCCGCTTTATATATTTCATCTTCTACTTGTTCTTTTTTCCTTTTAGCAAACTCCTTTATATTTAACATTGGTGTTATAGGTAAAACTTGAGGTACTTCACTCGCTAATGTTACTAAGGATTGTTTAGCAGGTGCAAATCCTTCTAGTTTATATAACACAAATGGTTTTAATATTGCTAATAAAGGTAAACCTGTAATACTTACAGTTCCAAATATAAGTTCATATTCTCCCTTTTCATCAGTTTTTATATTTTTATTACCTTTAGGGTCATACACATATTTTTTGTATTCTTCCTCTATCTTTATTTTTTTTATTTTACCTGTTAATCTATTTACCTCACCACTAGGATCATCAATTTTAACTTTTCTAGTTTTAGTTACTAGTTTCATAGGATATAGAGCAAGTTGGGGTTTTACTTCTACTCCTTGAAGGGGTTCATTTTTTACTTCATCATATATCCTCCCCCTAACAGAAAATGTTGTAACTACAGGTTTATATCTTTCAATAAGAGCTTTGGTCATTTGAAAATCTTCTACAGCATCTACTACTCCTTCAGCCTTAGCAATTATTTTTTTAGCTTCAGGGGTTTGTAGAAATATTTTACCTAGCTCAAGTATTTGTTTTTCATCCATGTTAGCTAGTTTTTACTTTATTAGATTTATGACTACCAGCTTTTGCTCTATTTAATATACTATCTAAAGTACCACCAGGTTGACTTAAAATATTAGCTAAAGAACCTGCAGCGGGGATTTGGGTTTCATTGCCCAAGGCGGCACATAGGTTTATTAAATTATTTAATAATGCTACAAAGTCATCTATAAATGTATCACCCAAAATTACAGCCTCAGATGCATTTTGTTGGCCTAAAGATACTATACCTCTATCAGATACAATATTAACATTTTTTGTTTGAGATTGTATTCCTAAATCCTCAATTGAAGTTAATACAATAGATTTTTGTGAAGAAAATAATATACTATCAGTATGAGTATTAAATAATAACCTTCCAGAATTTAAAATTACTTGAGAATCATTATAAGATTTAGGTGATTTTGGGACTGGGGTGATTATATTAGAATAAGGTATTGTTGCACCTAGTCCTTCTTTTTTATTAGATACTGAAATATCTATAGGGATGTTTTGTGTAGATGTCAAATATAATGATGAAGGGTCAGTATTAATATTTTCTACCGTAGGTATAAATCCTGGTTTATTTGTTTCAGATTGACCATTTTTTAAAATAGTAATGGGGTCTCCATTTTCAGTATTATTACCTTTGGACCAATTATTTTGTATATCACCTCCAGATTTTGATGTATTACCTAATCTAATACTATTACCAAACCTACCTTCAAATATATTATCCCCAGCAAATGGTAAAATAGGTTGAATATCTCCTTGCTCCATAAAAGTCCCCCCACTATTACCATTTAAGTCGATAGACTGTTTTTGTGTTGGGGGTCTTTGCACATTTCCTGCTTCTATAGATGTATAAGATTTATCTAAAGAGGGGGATAGATTATTATTAATATTTAAATCTATAGGGGAGGCGTTAATATGTTGACTATTCCATAAAGAAGCAATACTTACATAATAATTTTTTAATTCTGCTCCTATCCCAGGGTTAACATTTGATGGTCCCTTTACAATAAGCACATATTCATTAACTAAAGGATAATTTTTTATATTAGGAAATAAAGGTGTAGCCAATTGTAAAACTTCATTTTTGGGGTTTTGATTTCCTGAAGATTTAACTGAGGCGAAATTAATAGCGCCAATACCAGACCAACCTCCTGCTTTATTAAATAATTCTGAGTTGGAATTGAGGTTTACGTCTATAACTCTAGCAACTATAAAATCACCAATTGGGTTTGATTTACCACCCTCACCAATATTTGAATTAATATTAGTGGATGATTGAAATAATCTAGATATCCCAGTTTTACTTACCGCCATTTTTATTTTCCTCGTAGTTAGTATTGAGAGTTTCTAACTCTTTCATTAACTGTTGTTTTTCTTCTTCCGTTATACCAAGTGCATCATCCGATGTACTATTATTAAGCGCGCGTTGTATTATAGTTGACATTTTGATTAATTGTTCATCGTTACGAACGCCAATATCTAAATATTCTTTAATAAGGGGTACAATTAAAGTTGCATCTCCTATATCATTTATTAAAGGTTTTAATTCAGAAATTAAACCTGAGATTTGTTTTGATTTTTTATTTTGGTTATCATAGATCTCACTAAGAATATCGGAGAATTTCTTTTCACCAAATACTATTTTATCTAAAGCCATAATTTTATTTTATTATAAATATGGATATAAGCTAGAATTAGAATTTAGCATGACCATTTTCTAAAAAGAAAATATATTTTGTTTTAAATATATCATGAAGCTTATCAGCTATTTTAGTAATTTTAGGGGTTTTTACATCTACTATTTCACGAATATATATGTATAATGCTTTTTTATTAAATATTTCAATATTTTCTCTATTTCTAAATAATTCAAGTATAGCATCTGCTATTTGGGCATCATTTTTCTTTGGAAATAATTCATATATATTTTCAGTAACATGGTCTATAAATAAATCAATATATTTACTTAATTCACTATTTTGAGGGTCATCACTCATACTGTAAGTATGGGTTGAAGAATCTTTAGTTAATATATCAACATCGACTTTTTTAATCTTTTTTGAATAATTTTTGGTATTATATAAAATTAACCAACGTTTTACAATAGTACCAAAATAAGAATAGGCTTTGGCCCCTCTGGTTGGATCAAATAAATGAAATTTAGATAAACAAAAAGTAATTATTTCATGTTGTAAATGTTCTAAATTCTCAACCTCAGTATGGTAGAATTTAAATGTGTGAATAATATTCTGAGTTAGTTTAAAAAATGCATAATGGATCTCTGATTCATATATTTTACTTCGAATTTCAGGATCTGGTTCATTGTTATATCTTACAATGGCATTTTCAGTATCTTGTGTAAAATAGTTTTTGCTTTTCTTTTTTCTTTTTCTTTTAATTGGTTCCATCATTATAGTCAGTTTTAAATTTGGATATACTTTCTTGTATAACCTTTATTTGGGAAAAAAACCAACCAATTTCATCATCCCCAGCAAATATACCTTTTTGGTCTATTTTTTGGAGGCGATCATCTGCATATCCTATTTGTTTATCAAATTCGCTAATATATTCGCTTTGATTTGTTATAATATCTTCTAATTTTTCTTGTTTACGCAAAAGATTAAAAGTCGTAAACCCGAAGACTACGACTAATAAACCTAGTATTATTGAAACTATTTGTAATATCATAAACTATCTAACATATTTTTAAGCCCTGAACTTGATACACTATTTAATGCCTTATTTTTGGTACTCTTATTGTTGTTACTCAATGTATAATTCTTCTTTGGCGTAGCCACGCTATTTTTAGAGAACTTTGGGAGCCATTCAATTTCAAATTCAATACGCGCAGCCATCATATCAGCTTGATGTAAAATAAATGGAAGTGAAGTACGTGGTTTTTGTTCTGGCATGAATGCTTTTAAATATTTTTCATTTGCTGAGTCGTATAACCCATCATGTGTCTGAATAGCTAACATTTCATTAAAAGTATACTTAATATCATGTTGTTGGAGTAAAAATAACCCACGATCTGGAACTGATGAGAATGGTAATGCCTTATTAAACATATAATCTTCACCTAATTTATCACGTCTCCAAGTATCTGTTTGAGGTACATATGCTTCTTCAGTATCAGATCCCATTTTACCTAAATCATGGTTAATCGCTGAAAATACCAACTCTTCCTGGGTAAATGTAGTCATATCACAACCAAAACCTTCCCACACAGCAGACATTGATAATGCTGCTTTAACTACTCGATTAACATGGTCGACATATCCACCTGGAAACGCCGAATGGTATTCTTTCTTATGTGCCGCTGGCATCATAATAATACGGTCTTCATATTTTTTATAGAAATCTAGTAATTTCTGTTTACGATCTCCAGTAATATATCTTTCAATGTTGGTGTTAAACTCAACCCAA